ATATGTCGCCAATCTTTTCCACTGGCTATTCCTACCTTGATGCATTCTCTCTCGAATGTCTTTGTATTTACTAGTACAATTCCGTAAAGCACACCTTCTCTATCCCTTTCTTCAGGGTTATTCTCGAAGTATGTTTGATTGTATATGCCTTTGCTCACGCTAGGAGCATAGGGGAGAAGTGTCTAAGAACTCCTGTTAGTAGAATAAATACTGCTATTGCATTAAGTATAATTAAGGCTCGGTCTTTCCATAAAAGTCCAACCCATAACCAACCTGATACACCTACTAAAGAAAAGCATAAATCTAAAAAAGGAAATGATTGTGTTGACCTAAAAGCAAAAGCGCATATAAGAAAAGCACTAGCTGTCCATTTGACATACCATGATAGGTCTTGTTTAGGTGTAGCACTCTTATAAATTCTTTTACTGTGTTTTTGTTCTTCTTTGCTAAATATAACTTCCTTAGTCATTAGTTAGCCCTCGATACTATTCTAGGTATAATTTCTCCACTACGAATTACTTCGACCAAGCAACCTATTTCTAAATTGAGGTCATTTATGTATCTCATGTTATGTAGAGTGGCTCTACTAACAGTAGCACCATCTATATCAATAGGTTCAAGAATAGCTACAGGAGCTACAACCCCTGACTTGCCTACTGTCCATACAACATTAACTAATTTAGTTATAACTCCTTCATTGTTCTGCTTGAGAGCATATGCACCTCGAGGGTGCTTAGAGGTATAACCAAGAGCATTAAAGTCTTTATAGCTATCTATACGGAAAACAAGTCCATCATCGGGATATATAGTCCAGTCATTAGACAGAACTGTATCGAACCCAAATAATTCTAAGTAAGACATATCATTAGTCCAACACTCATTCCATGATTCCTGCACTCCATAAGCTATGAAACGCAAGTCTCTTTCTTGAAACTCTGATGTATCTTTAAGGTTGAGAGCGCCTGCGGCATAGTTCCGAGCGTTCTTGATAGTTTTGGGAGCAACTACCTCTCCAGTAATCTGGAGTAACTTGCCATTAAACTCGCCTAATGAATTAGGTACTAGAGACTTCATGTGTTCTGTAATATCCAGACCACGCTTTCCATCTCCTCGAGTAAGAGCTTTATGTAGTTGTCCCGAAACATAGAGCAATGATACTGCAGCGCCATCTAACTTAGGAGACACCGAAATGCCACCCTTGTAATTACCGAAAGGCTGCTTATCAAGCTCATTAGAGAATATCTTCTGTAATGAATACATCTGAAACGCATGAGGAATTCTATTGTCTCTACTAGAGAAACCAACTTCGTCATACTTAGCATACATAGCTAACTTATCAAATTGTTCATCTGACATCGAAGGTTTACCATTATAGTAATCTTCGGAGGCTTGCTGTAGTGTTGCTTTTATATTTTCCATTTATATATTATATCAAAAATCACAAACAAAGTCAAGAATTAATTTTACGAAAGGTAAATTTCATCTAAAATATCTTTGAAGTGCGTCTCAAGAATACTCTTACTCTCTGCTAATGATAATATTTCCACTAGTCCCTCAAACAATCCTTTAGAATTGTTAAAGTCTAGCTTCATTGCTATCCCGTCCTTTGAAGGCTTGAAGTCGCCATCGAAGTCGAGATAATACTTTCTTAAATGCAGATACTCTGTATCGTAGAAAGTATTTATAGTTAATTTGACCTGCTCCGTCCCCTCTTCATTTTCAGAGATTACTTTTTCATATAACTCAGGGGCTTCGTGCAACTTCATCGTTTGTTCCTTAGTATACTACTTAAAGGTTGTATACTGGTAACATTCTTAGGTTGTAATAGGCGATAACTGTCAGTATCCCAACAAAACAGCAGAACTGAATCGGGGGTTTCCTTAGCACGGTTTTTCTTGCTTTGGATATACTTGTTATCGAAGTCTAGGGTACAAACATTATACTTAAGTTTTCTACTGTTTGTAGACCTATAGGTTATGATTGCGTCTCCACAATCAGATACAGTTCTTAAGAACTCATCTTTTCTCACTATAATACTCCATTACTATTAAGAAAACTCTTTCTTTAGTAATGGAGTTAGGTTAGTTTATCCTTTGTTGATGTTGTTCAATACACCTGTGAAATAAACAGAAGCTTTACCAGTCAATTTGTCGATAATATCTGCATCGACTTCTTGTCCTGCGTCAGTTAAAGCATTTGTTAATGCTTCAGCTGCGTCAGCTTTGCTTACTCTAGCACTTCCACCACCAGTAGACTTTGCAGCCCCAGTAGCAGGAGTTTTCTTCACATATACGCCAGCTTTAGTAAGTATCATTCTAACTCCGTTAGGTGATTCTCCTAGTTGCTCTGCAATTTCCTTAACAATCTCCATAGATGTTTCTGGTGTTGCTTCTGCGTCGGTATAAAGCTCAACGGCTTCAGCTTTTGATTCGTCTGTCCAAGCCATTCTTCTTCTCCTTTTAGTTTTGAGATACTCGGGCATGCCGTGGCACCATCCTGTTAAGTCTCTCATTTGGTTATAATATCTATCACTCATTAATATATATTATACAGAAAAATGAGTGCGATGTCAAGAACTATTTTTATTTACCTAGTATTTAAGGCTTTTAATATATTCTAATTTCTCATGAGCGTTTGCAGCTATTTCAATCTGCTCGTCTATTGCTCCAACGATGTCGGCATGTTCACCAATTCCTACAGGATTTGACAAATATACTCTGACATTAATTTCCGCAGCGGCTATTTCCCCTGTGTACTTAAGTATTAAGGCTTCCCTTATTCTATCATTCATCTTTATTCCTTACTATAGCGTTTACATATGATACTACGAATTTCCTTCTAGGCTCTTCGAAGAAGCATATCTGCCATATAAATGGAGCTATAAAAATCATTGATACGCCATAAATAACTGCGTGTGTCTTTTTATAGTTCCTTATTAATTTGCCACCTTTATAATCTCCAACCATATACATAATTAGACTGTAAGTACGACCTACTGCCATTAACCATGTAGATAGCCACAAAGAGATGACTACTATCCATATTTCCATTTTTACACTCCCTGTGTTGCTTAGATATTTATATCGTACTTATTTAAGTGTCTTAAACTACCTAAGTCATAAGAGCAGAAGTGGGCATGGAAGCCTCCTTCTTTAATATGCCCAAAGTATGGGCTTTCAAAATTTGTTAATTCTATAACATAAACATGATATACCATACAATCATGTTTACTGTCATGCTTCCCTTTTATTATTCTAGCAGGAAGGTCGTATCTAGCACACCATACTTTTTCTTCAGGCTCAAAATCTTCAGATACACACTCGTCTGGCAAATATCCTATTTTATCACGCATACCCTGTTGGGTGGTGGGTCTTTTTTGCGGCACTCCTACTTTATCTAACAAATTTCTAACAAAGGTACTAGAACGATACAAAGCTTGTGCTATGCTAGATACGGGTTGTTCGTCTAAATACATCTCTATTGATTGTTTGATTTCGTAGTCAGTTGCCTTTCTACCCCTGTTTTGTGATTTTCTTTTTGCTCTGAACTCTAGTGTTTCTTTAAAATCTTGCATAATACTATTCAATCGAGTAGTATTATAGCTGATGTTAAGCATGGCACATGCTTCTTTTTTTGTTATTGGTTTATCTTGAGTTAGATACTCCGATACTCTTTGTAAGTTTGCATCATCAAGTTTTTCGTGAGACTTCTTTCTAACTATTTTCATCTTTGCTTCCTAATAAAATAATTGTATAATGCATAATTTTTAACAGGTCTAAGTCATTCTTACCTGCTTTCTTTCCATAGCGTTTTGCATACTTGATAATGTTACCTATGCAAAACCCTTCACCATAGCCTGAGTCTATAATAAACTCAGTGGCTTGAATCTTATCTGTACCATAGTGCTGGTCGTATGTTTTATCTATATATAGTTCTAACTTCTTTAGGACTTCGTCCTCATTGAATTTATACAATCTATAGTCTACACTTTTGTACTTAGTTTTCTTACTAAATATCCCCATCTGCTCTCACTTCAGAGCGTACTACTTCGAAACCATTTGGGTATCTTTGCTCTAGTTTTTTAATGTTTTCGTTCATTACTTCGTGAGGTGTAAAACCTAATGCTGTGCAACCTTGTACCCAGTACCAAAGAACATCTCCTAGTTCTCTTTTCATATGGAATATTTCTTGTTCTGTAAACTGGCTGTCTGCTTGAAATATTTTTTTCTTTACTACTTCTGCAAACTCTCCGCTCTCAGCCATCATACCGATAACTGATGTTAATAGTCTTGCTACTTGCATTTCTTCTGTTCTATGTGTACCTTGTACGCTAGTTGTTCCTTGTAGTAATTCCATTCTAGCTGTCATTTTATCTGTGTTTTTACTTGTTTGTGAGGTTGTTATATCTACGAACCTTGCGTAGTCATTGAATTTTTGTGTGTCTGTCATGTATGTCCTTAATGTGTCTGTCTGTTGTTCTTATACCACTTAGCTAACCAAGTGTCTATTTGTAATTGTGTCCAGTTGCTTGGGAAGTATACTGATAATCTAGGGTGTTCTTGTAATTCTATTCTCATAGTCTGCGTAGTCCTCATTCCACCAATGTGGTTTATCTCTATATTTCCAGCTGGCAAAGGTAGCTTTGTCAAGGTGATAATAGTCTCTATACGATTGTATTGGGTTATCATAATCTTTAAGGTCGTCTGGCATAGCTAGTCCGAACTCTGTGAAGCCTACTCTTTGCATATTTACTGGCTCTGGTAATTTATTTACTACTTCATGTATGGACTTATGCTCTTTGCCATATCTATATCTGTACTCATCATTTAAAGCATTGCCATAGCAGTGTGTCCACTCGTGATTGTCTAATGAAGAACGAGCCCAAATTGTGCATGGGTGGTTATACATCATAGGCAAGTATGGTGTGATTGGTCTTTCTGCTGGTGGTAGATGTTTTATCTTTGCTTTTTCAGCGTTAAGTACATCTCTTTCCTCTTTATTTAAAGCTCTTGGCACAAAGCCTAAGAACTTGTCTATCCATATGCTAGTGCATAGGATTTGTGCAACCTCTAGTGGCATTTTTACTATGTGTTTGTCCACATGATATTCTGCGCATTTGTCTAAATCTTTGTCTAAGTAAAATAAATTCATACAACTATTATACAATTTTTTAAGAGCTGTGTCAAGTAATATTTTTTGTTTCTTCAATAAAGTTGGGTTGTTGGAAGAATATTCCTAAAGTAAATCTATATTGTGGGGCTATATGAGATGTGGGTCTTATGCTATGAGGCGTAGTACCATCAAAAAGTATTGAGCGATTTTGCTTGTATAAAACACTTTTTGTAGCTTCTTGCATAGTGTCATCATAAAATATGGTTTCTCCATAATACTCGTTTCTCCAGTCTGGGTTTATATCGTACACAAGAACTGTGCTATCCCCATGAGTATGAGGAAAGTTGATTGAAGAAGGAAAAGAAAGATTAATAGTTGCACTATCAAATCTAAGTCCTTCTAATTGTTTCATTAAGTCTACATTAACAATACTTTGCATAAAGTTAAGTTCAGACCATTCTTTCTTAGTTAGTGTGTGGTGTAAACAAGGGTACTGACGAGTTTCAAAGGTTGACACATCGCCCCAACCTATATTATAATCAGTGGAAGCACAAAACATATATATTGCTTCTCTTGTGTTTTCCATTAATGTATTATCAAATACCCTTACCATTTACTTACTACTTACTATTTATTTTGTCTTTAGCTGTTCCTGCATATAGTCCGAACCAAGCTGCGCCTGCTCCTACTACTACTGAAATCAACCCTGATTGTTCAAATGTTGGTGCTGGTAGTTCCATAAACCATATAGTACACTTATAAAGTAGTATAATATACACACTTAAAAATGCTCTAGGGAATATTCTCCATGCATCAATCATATTAGATAGCCATATCCACTTCTGCCATGGATTATCTGGCTCCTTATCATTCTCTAGTTCCATAATCTTAGCTTTAAGCTCTCCGATTTCTGAAACCATTGCCATGAATTTGTTAAGGTCTATCTCAACCTCATTACGACTCATGTCTCC